CCAATCCAAAAAGGAGGTTGGCGACTTAGTTTTACTCGAAAATTTGATATTAGCTTTCAAGCTAAGGGTTTACCTGTGTGGTGCAGAAGTCATATCGACTTCATAGTACCATTTCCTTTGAGGAAAGCTGAATTGTATCCTTTCACGTCAATGTGGGAAGAGACGCCAATTTTAGCTATACCTCAGATGGGTAGTTACTTTAGTTCCTTTGACAAGATGGGAGCTGCTGCAGATAATATAAGTAAAGTATCTGAAAAGATAGATAAATTATCCAGCCCCAAAGCTTTGAAAGATATTATTATTGATTCTTTTAAAAGTATATCAGTTGAAGTGAGAACTTTAGTAAAGGCTAGTTTGGTTTCAGTAGCAATTGCTGCTTCTGTAGATTATGTTTTAACATCTAATCCTACTTCTTGGAAGCAGGGTTTATTCTGCAGTTCAGTACTATTGATATTGGAAGGACCAGCGATTTACAATTCTCTTATGGAATTTGTAAATACAAAAACTAGTACTACTACTCAGGCGGATTATTTTGGTGATTTTTTCTATATGGTAATAGAGAAAATACAAAATATTCCTAAGAATGATTTCTTTAGGATATATTCAGCAATAGCTAACATTGATAGATTTGCAGGGGGCTTAGTATCTATACTAACCTTTGTTTTTGATCTAGTTAATAAATGTGCTAAACATTGTTTGAATACTTACATTATTCCAGATAGCTTCTTTTTGGGAGGCTTAACGAATAGTGAGATTCAGACATTTGCTGAAGATATGGATGACCTTATGTCTGGTTTATCTACTGGTACAGTTCCTGCAAATAATGATACCTACGTCAAAGTAGTTAACATGAAAAAGACTTGTGAGTCTTTTTCACTTAGAAAGCCTACAGCAGGTGTTTCTAGTGTTATTAGTCGGAGAGTGAAAATCTTGCATGACACTGAAAAGATGTTAAGGCATGTGCAACCAGGAATAATGACAAAGCGAATTGAACTTGTAGCTATGTTGCTTCAAGGTGCTCCTGGCACGATGAAGTCAACGTGGATTGATATATTTGCTACTGTCATTTCAGATGATCCTAAACCAGCTTATCATCGTAACATTGCTACAGAATATTGGGATGCTTATTCTGGTCAAGATGTTACAATCTACGATGATTTTGGTCAGACTAGAGATGTAGCCGGAGCTGTCAATAGTGAGTTCCGAGAATTGGTTTCTGTTGTTAATACAATACCCTACATGTGCCATATGGCAGGTGTAGAAGAAAAAGGTACCGTATGGTTTAAATCCAAATACGTTTTCTGTACAACCAATCTGCAAGAATTTCAATTACAAAGTATAGTTGATTCAGGTGCAGTGGTTAGAAGATTTGAGAATAACGTATATCGTGTGGTACCCTTAGATATGTATTGTATAGATCCAAGTCAAAATGAGTTTGAGAGAAAAGTAGACTTTAACAAGCTCCCTATGGAGAATGGTGAAGTAAAACTTTCTCCTGAGCATTTTAGATTTTGCCAGTGGGATCTTACTAACAAGAGAAGTACGGGTGTTGTGTATACCTTTCAAGAGTTAGTTCAAGTTTTGAGAGATAGAAGAGCGAAGAAAGAAAGAGATCACTCGTCTAATCTTGAAACTATCAAACGTATCAAAGATGAGGAGATTAGGAATAATAGACCTCCTGAAGATGAGGATTTCTTTGATGAACTTGAGAATTTGGAAGGAATACTTGATGAGGATAAACGGTTGAATTCTGCAGATACTGTAGATCTTAAGGTCGTTCAGAAATTTGAGACAAAAGTCAGTGAAAGAATCAGAAGAAGAGGAAAAGACATCGGAGGATGGAATAGATTCTTTGAAGATCCTGATATTCACGGATGCATTGCTTTTAAAGATAGAAGTGACTTTATGGCCAGTTTTCTTACTGAATACGGAATTGATGCTTGGAAAGACTTCTTTGATGAACATTATGATCCTACGATCATTGAAATGCTTCATTCATTTCCGTTGGTTCATTTATCTTTACCGGGATATAATGACAATTTCAGTTTTAAGGAATTTGTTAAAGAGCAGTTTTCAAAAGATAATAGATGGAGGACTTCAGCCATTTTGGCAGGTAGTCTCGTCGGAGTATCTTTGCTGGTGCGTACTTTATATTCCATGTGGAATTCAGCCGGTAATTCGGATATTGTTTCTCAGTCAGGGAATTACAATACTCCAGTGAAGGTTAATCGGGATTACAAAAATCTGACCCAATTGGTGCAAGCTACTCCACAAAGTGGAGACCCTGCTGATGTAGAGGGTATGAGAATGTACCATAAGATTTTCGAGCGTAATCAATATCTGTTACATGAAGGAGATGTCCGTTATGGTTCCATCCTTTTTATATGTGACAGATATGCCGTGATGCCTAGTCATTTCGTTCATCTTTGGGTAACTAGATGCAAAGAAGATCCTAATTCTGAGTATGGTAAGACTGAACTTACATTGACCAGGTGTGTTCCTACACATAAAGATACCAAACAGTGGTCAATACTCGTACAGGAGATAATTGCAGGGTTAGTCTTAAATGACGAACTCGAGCAAAGAGATCTTTGTATAATCAAGTTTCCTAAGAGATTTAATGTTCATCTTGACATAAGGAATCATTTTAAAGCTAGATCAGAAACTAGTCCAGTTTATGATGCGGTTAGAAGATTTCATTATGATAAAGAAAGTAAGCATGACCTTAGAGTTATTACTCGTGATCTATCCACTTCGCGTGCTGTTTTTCATAAACAGTATGTTTTAAATTGGTTAGGTTCAGGAGATAGAACTATGAATGGTGGGGCTTACTATATGAACATGACGAATTCTGTAGGTTATTGCGGCGACGCTGTAACTGAAATGAATGTAAGTAGACAAAAAGGAAAGATTATCGGTTTACATACTGCTGGAAATATACCTTTGATGAAGAGTTTTTGCTCTCCCATTTATAAGGAAGATTTCAAGTGTATTTCATATGCCGTGGTTGATCCTCTGGTTGAACAATCAGTTTCAGTGCAGTTTGGCGCCAATCCTGATCCATTGAACCACAAGTTCGTTAGATTAGGTTTGACTGAGAAATTAACCAAAGCGTCGAAGACTTCTTTTCAGAGAAGTAGATTCTTTGGGCGTGTCAGTGAAGTCATTACAGCTCCTGCTAGAATTCTTCCTTTCTATAAGGAAGGAGTTTTAGTAGACCCAGAAATCAAAGCTCTAGAAAGGTATAATAAAGTTTAGAACGTAGTTGTACCTATTGATGTTATGAATTCACTAGTAGCTTCTGAAATCGATTGGTACAAAAGAACTATGAGACTTTTTGTCCAGGACCGAGTTCTTACATTCGAGGAAGCTATTATGGGGATAGAAGGAGAGACAAATATTGGTTCCATTTCACGTAAAACTAGCCCAGGTTATCCCTATGTCTTAGACAGAAAGGGAAGAGGCAAGTTTGAGTGGTTTGGAAATGATAATGAGTATGACTTAACTACTCCTAAAGCTATCAAACTCAGAAATGATGTACATGAAGCTATTGAAGATATGAAACGAGGTATTAGACCTACTTTATACTTCGTAGATTGTCTTAAAGACGAATGTATTTCACATGAGAAAGTGGCTATAGGGAAAACACGAGTTTTCTCAGCAGGGTGCCTTAAAGGCTTAATTCTCTTTAGGATGTACTTCGGTGCATTTCTAGCTTCATATACCAAAAATCGTATATTTAATGGTTCTGCCATAGGAGTTAATCCTTATAGCGATGATTGGGATTTGATAGCAAGAGAATTGTTAGAGTATAACCATGAAGTTAATGCTGGAGATTTCTCTGGGTATGATACTTCTCAGAGTGCACATATTTTAAGCGTGGTGGTAGATATCATCAAGAGCTTTTATGAACACTCTACTGAGGAGGATAATCAGATAAGAGATATTCTCTGGATGGAGATTTATAATTCTACACATATTGTTAAAGATAACATTTATAGGTGGGATTGTAGTCTTGCTTCAGGTAACCCTCTAACGGCTATGGTAAATTCTATGGTTAACAGAATTTATCATAAGTTAGCCTTTACTGATATTACGTGTCTTGGTAATAGAAGTTTCTGGATTTTCAATGATGATGTAAAGTTGATTACATTAGGTGATGACTGCATTTTTACGTGCAGGAATCATCCTGAGTTCAATGAGTACAAACTTGGAAATGCCATGTTGAAATGGGGTATGGTTTATACTCCAGAAGATAAACAACTTGCCCACCAAGAAGTTGTTAGAGACATTACGGAAGTATCTTTCCTAAAACGTCATTTCAAACGTGATGAATTTGGAAAATACGTAGGGCCTTTGAAGCTTAAGAGCTTGCTTAACCAATTGAATTGGACTCGGACCACTAATAGTGATACTATATCTCTAGATAAAGCTTATCACGTGGTTCGTGAACTTTCTTTGCATGGTAAAGAAGTTTTCGAGAAGTATGTGCCACAAATAAACTCTGTGATGTTGGAAGAATACAACGAGAGTTTGCCTAAGACCTCATATTTAGACGTACTTGAAGAAGTACACAACCTCGAGTGTGATTATGTATCCACTCAATTTTTACCTGAAATGAATAGTACAACCTATGATTTTAGCGACGCAGACTATTGTTCGGTGACTGATGGCAATAACTGTAAAAATGTTAATGAGTTCGATGTGGTAGACATGATTCTACCGGTCCTGGATGATCTTTCTTATAATGAGAAAGATTTGAAGGGTGTGTCCACACAGATGGACGACAAAGGCGCTAATCCACCTGCTCCAACTGATTTGTTGAATCAGGATGATGGTGTGGTTGACGCTGTTGAACCAATTGCTAGTAAGGTAAGTTCTAAATGGACTCCTGACTATATGCAACTGGAAGATAAAAGTATTAAAGATTTCTTGGGAAAACCAGTTAAAATATCGACTGGAGAATTATCTACATTAGATGGACCCAGTACTTTTAACACATTTGATTGGCAGTCACCTCTTTATGAGGTTATGTTTGCTAAGAAAATGGACGGAATTTTTAATATCTGTGCTACGCTTAATTTGACTCTTCAAGTTAATGCTCATCCTATGCAACAGGGAAGATATCTTCTCTGTTATATACCCATGGGAGGGTGTTCAATAGATGTTAGGTTAGCAATATGGGAAAGAATGCACAGATTTTCCTTGGTTCAAAATTTACAACTACCGCACGTTGAAATCGATATAGCATGCGATACGTCAGTAACGCTTTCCATACCTTGGTCTAGCGCTTACAATTCGTATGTTTTTGATAATACGAGTAAACGTTTGTCAACTCCTGGCAGGTTCTTTATGTACCCGTACCAGAGTTTGACTACAGGTAGCGGAGGTTCACAGACAGCACAATTTAATCTGTGGGCTTACTATACTGAAGTTAAGCTTGGAGTTGTTGGTAGTTTGCAAATGGGTAAATCACGCAGAGGTAGAGATATCATTGCTGAAGAACAAAATGGCACTATAATATCGGATACTTTGACTATGGCTAGTAGTGTAGCTACTAATTTAGGAAAAATTCCATTATTGAGTTCATTTTGTAACCCACTTGCTTGGGCCTGCACTGGTCTAGCCGCTGGAGCGAAAGCTCTAGGCTTCAGTAAACCTAGTTTAATTGAAGCTCCTGCTAGAGCCATTAGGAGTAATTATCCTTATATGGCTACTGGGGATGGTGTAGATGGTGCAGAACCATTAAGTATGACTATTGGTAATCATGTAACATTGGATCCTACTTTGTTTGGTACCGAAAAAGATGAAATGAGTGTCGCATTTTTGACTTCTATTCCATCTTATGTAACTTCTTTCACTATAGGTACTTCGGATGTTCGAGGTATACTAATTGGAAAAGTTTTTGTCGGACCTAATGTATCCTACTTTGATCAGTCGGATTCAGGAGTTGATGTTAAATCATTAGGACCCATTACTTTTGTCTCACAACATTTCAATTATTGGAGAGGAAGTTTGGTTTATGATATTAAGCTAGTTAAGACACAGTATCATTCTGGTAGAATTCTAGTTGCTTATCAGCCTTATGATTATTCACTGCAGAAAGGAGCTATCAATTCTCCTAACATAGATTCAACTGACTATATGTATAGAAACATTATTGATCTTCGAGAGAAGAATGAGGTTTCAATTACAGTTCCTTATATGTCAGTTAGTCCATGGAGTGAAACAAGATTAGACAATGGTTATACTGGTGCCTTGCACTTCTTTGTCCTTGACCCTTTAAAAGGACCAGAAGTAGTTGCACAGGCTGTGGCCATTAAAGTAGAGCTTAGGGGGGGCCCAGATTTAGCATTCTCTGCCCCACGTAACTATGAGTTTGAACCTATAGCTCCCGCGTCTACCCAAATGGGGGATACAATGGATCCCTCTGCTTGCCAATTTGAACAAACAGTCATTGGTGGAGCTAAGGTAGCGCCTGCCTCCCTCGATGCTCAAGAAGCCGCGTCTGGAGAAGAGATACCATCATTGAGACTCTTCTTGAAACGAGGTGGAATGATGTGCACGGAACTTGCTGGAGCCTCTAGCAC